GTAAAGGAGCAGAAGTCGTCGCCCTGGGAAAGGTCTGCCCCCAGGGAGCAGGGCATCTGCCAAAATCTCTGCCGGCGATGGGGGAGAGTCTCCTCATAGGTGAAGTAGTAGGTGTAGCCCTCCATGGGCAGCCCGAACCGCTTTGCCAGCATATCGTTGCGGGTGGCGGGGGCCGTTTCTGCCCGGTCAACGTCCTTCTGGTAGGTCTCGTAGGTCACGGTCTTTCCCAGATTGGGGTTTGCCTTGATCCACATGTCCGGATAGGCGACCTCTTCCACGGAGTCCAGCTTGTACCACCAGATGGACACGTGCTCCTGGGGAGGGCCGATACCCTGAAGAATGTTCATCAGCTCCATTTTGATGGTATCGCCCGCTCCGTTTCGGACCGTGCCCTCGGAGCTGGTGGCGATGATCAGGTAGTCGTCCAGCTTGGATGCGCCCTGCTCAATGGCACCGATGACATCCTCCCGGGCGTCCGCCGAAGAAAGCCACTCATCCACCGTGGCCACTTTGCAGCGGAGTCCCTGGAGCTTGTCCACCGACATGGGACGGACCTCCACCAGGGAGCCGGAGATGAAGTTCTCGATCCCCTTCTTTGTAGAGGCCAGCTTGACGCGGTTGGCTCTGGAGCCGGTGGTGTTCTGCAAGGAACCCTCGGTCATGAACTGAAACACAGGGCCTCTCGCTCTGGTGATGGCGGTCTTGATGGGGTTGACGATCTCCTCCGCCTGCTTCATGGTGGGGGCCGTCGTGATCTGATGGGTCGTCGAGCCGTCCACCACACAGAAATAGGCCTGGATGCAGGAGTCGTAGAGGGACTTGGCCGCGCCTCTTCCCACAATGAGGTACTGCTTCTTGGTCAGCCGCTGCTTGACCCGCTTCGTCACATACCGGCCGCCCCGTCCATCCGGGTTCGGCACATAGACAGAGCGGTCGTCGAAATAGTACCATCCAAACACCTGTTCGCCCCAGAGCTTGAAGGTATCCAGAAGATGCAGGTCGGAGCCATCAGTTAGGGTCAGCTCGTTCTCGCAGAACTCAATCCATCCCTCCACCGCCCGGTCATCGTAGTAATATCCCGGTGACTCGATCAGGCGGTCGATCCGCCACATCTCCATCGCCACTTCCTTGCAGACGTGAATATCCCCTCGGAGAACGGCGTCCCGAAATGCTCCATAATAACGGGGGACGGCGGTGTTGGATAACATGTACGCACCCGCCTCCCGTTACAAGCCCAGCAGCTTCCGGCCGACCAGGACCAGAGTGGAAAACTTCTGATCCGTCAGATTTGTGCGGTAGACGTCTTTCGGGACCACCTGCTCCATATCGAACACGATAATGGGTGACTTGGCCTTGAACCCGCCGTATATGGCGTCGTTCGTGTCCAGAACTGCGCCATAACCGGCCTCCTTGCACGCATGGAAGAACTTGGTGCGCTGGTTATACATATCGCGTCCCTTTCGGCTGTCGCCCTGACCGTCATAGGGGATGACGTAGTTGAACATCCGGTACACGGTCTGAAGGTCATCGGAGGTCGGCTTGTAGTCCGGCTCCCGCATCTTCCCAAGGACGGCCGCTGCTTCGCGGTAGCCCTTGAACTTGTACTTGTCGTTTACAAAGTACCCCTGCATCCGCTCCCGGTCAGTGACAAAGTTGTAGAAATCCCGGTCCTTCTTATAGAGGTCCATAAAGACCTTGGCTCCGGAATCCTCGCTGGCCACCTTCAGGTCGGTCTTGAGGGAATTGTCGATCCGGTACTTCATGAACGAACCTGTGCCGATCGCCTTTCCATCCTTATCATAGACCGTCTGGGGAATCGGCCGGTTGAACAGGGCGTTGTACTGGTGTTTATCCAGAGCATGGTGGGTGGCGTAGAACATATCGGCGTTCTTGGTCCGGTCCTTATCATAGGACAGCGTGCTCAGCGTGGTCTTATCAACCTTCAGCACCTCATCGAAGTGCTTCTTGTTGTAGATGCTGTTGCCGCTTTTGCGTTTGTTGGAAATGGCCTTCCGCTGGGACGGAGTATAGTCACCGCCGCTCAATGGATAGGGCGGGCCGTTGCGCACGCCCCATTTCTGGCCCAAAATGCCGTGGTGGCGCAGCTCCATACCGACTCACCTCAGCCCTTCAGTTCCTTGATGGCCAACGCGATGCCCAGTGCGCTGCTGCCAATGGCCAGAACGCTGCCGGCAACTTCCAGCGTGGTCTTGAGCGCTTCGCGGCCCTTGGAGACCTGAGCGGCAGGCACTTCCGCGAACAGCTGGTTATACTGCCGTTCCAGCAGCTCCCGGTTAATCTGATCCCGCATCTCCTTGTCGCTCATCTTGGACAGGTCCATCCGCTTTGGTGTCGGCTTGGAAGTGGTGCTCTCGTCCAGCTTCTTCAGCTCCTTGGCCAGGTTGGCGCTGGCGTCCACGGTGCGCTTGGTGCGCTCCAGGTCCTCCTTTGCCCAGCGCTTCGGATCAGGCTGGGAGAGGTCAATCCGGTTTTCCTTCTTCTTGGCCGCGTTCTCCCGCTTGTCACGGTCGTAGCGCGCCTCTCCTTTGGGGGTCAGCGAACCGTCCTTGTTCTGGTAACGGCGCACGCCCCACTTCATTCCTTTGATTCCGTAGTGCAGTAATGCATCATGCTCCATTTTGAAGTTCCTCCTTCCCGCTGGTGGGTTCGACTGGGTCTGCCGCAACGAAAAGCCGCCACTCAAACTCGCTGATCTGCCGGTTCATAGACTCGACGGCCGCAGAGCTGAGGGGCGGGTCAAACAGCAGGCGCACCTTCAGGCCGACATAAGATTTGACCAGGGGCAGGACGGCCCCGCCAGAAATGAAATCGGACCAGCCTTCGTCTTTCCCCGTAATGGAGAATCCGTTTGCCGGCCCGACCCCCATCTGTGTCAGAATCGAAAACACGCTGTTGATGTGCATTACAATGTCGGCGTCAAAGTGCGTGTAGCCTTCGTCGATCCCCAGCAGTTTCTTGACAGATGTCAGGACGCTTTCTGTGATCTCCATAGCACTCTCCTTACCGGCGGATCGCCACGTACTTCTTCGGACAGAACCCGGCGACGCCGTTTCTGGCGAGCACCCGGTAGAAGTCCTCCGTTGACTTGTCCATATCGACCAGAACTTCGGTCAGGACCGATAGATGTCCTGTGACCTCCGCCTCATTGCCGGGGCTTTTACGGATGGTCAGGTCGAGGCAGTTCACCACGACTCCCACGAGCCTGGGTGCCCTTCCCGGATTACCTTCCATGGCGCCGCCTCCTTGCTTATAGCGAAAAGTTGTGTTGTCATAAGGTGCGCCCGTTCCATGCCGCTCCTGGGCCACATGATTGATTCATCCCTGCGAAAGGAGGTAGAAACGACATGAAACGGTTAAGCGCAAAAGCTGCTAAGTCCAAAAGTCAGGCCGGAAGCGTGAAGGTTGTCACAGTCCGCATTTCCAGCGGAACAACGGTCACGGGAAAGCCAAGATCAAGACTTAGCAAGCCGGAAAAGAAGGGCGGAGTGTCGTCCCTCTTTTCTACATTTTCCAGAGGCAGGTGTCGTTGGGCCTTCGTACGACCGGCTCCGGAAGCAGCAGGTTCTCATCGCCGTAGTGAATGGCCAGATGAGTTTCGTGGATGGTGGTGATCAGGTACTCCGGGTCGAGGATCATCTCCACCCGATCCCGGATGTCCTTTGGACTGATGGGGTTCATGTGGTGAATGATGGGACGGCGGAATATCTCCCGTCCGGCCACACCCAAATCACACCCCAGGTCCCGGGCGATCACCGCGTCACGCACCCGCCGCCACTCCGGCGACTTGTAAAAAGCCTGATTCATATACCGGTCAAAGCCGAAGGTCTCCTCTCCGACAACGCCATCCAGACGGAGGTACTGATAGCGGTCCAGGAAGGTGGGGAGTTGGATCAGCTCGGAGTAGCACCTAATACTCATCCTCGTCCTCCTCCTGTCCGCTGTATCGCTTGAACGCGGCCATGGCCTTCTCGTAAAGCTCATCCATCCGGACTCCGGATTTATAAGCCTCGGTCTTGGCCTGGACCAGCTCCACCTCCTTGGCCAGCCGCTCATTCTCAAGGCGGGCCCTCGTGGTCCCCAGCTTCAGGATGGTGGTGACCTCCTGAGAGGAGGCGGTCCCTTCCAGCAGCCGCTTTTCCACAAGAGATACCGCCAGGTCGATTAGTTGGTTCTCGCGGCCCTCCGGCGTCAAGGCGGCGCGGCGTTTCCCTGCCTGACTGCCGGAAGACTTGATGGGTTTTGCCACGCTTGACGCCCCCTCTCCATAACTTCTGTTTTGTTTTCCATGTGTTTATGGGTAGTTCAGGGCGGCATTTGAAGAAGCCCGCACAAACGATCCGCCGGCAAGTGGAGAAAAATGACATTGGAGGTAATGCAATGCCTCTGGAGGAAAAAGGAGGTTCCAACCAGATAAAAAGAGTCCTTGCCAGTGAGTGCTCGTCTTGCGGGCTTGTTCAAACGCCGCCCCAAACCGAACCCATTTTTCAAAAATATCCCCCGGAGAATTTTCAAAGACCAGTGCGATGCAGAGGGGGTACCATTTCGGAGGGACCCCCTATACCCTTTGAATGAGTTCGAGGCCGTGATCCGCAACCGGTGGGTTGAATGTGTCCCATAAATGACAAAAAGAAACGCACTCCTGATGAGAGAACGTTTCTTTCCCAATGGCTACCATCGATTTACCATCATGCGGTCACGGCAGGCTCGGATTGCACGATCTTCTTAACCTTTTTATAGATGCCCAGGGGGTCGTACTTGATGATGTCGTTGATTGCTCGCTCGATTTCTTCCTGGTTCTCCTTGTCAGAAAGCTGATCGGAAGTACGGGCGATGCGCGCTAAGAAAGCGCAGGAATGATAGCCGTTGTCTTCATCAAACCGATACCACGCTTCATACTGTGTAAAAGGGTCGTAGGGGTTATCGGTAGTAGTAAGCATACACATTTCCATTCGCTCTCACTTCCTTTCTTACTCATTGAGATACTTGGAAACGACAGAAGGCGAAATGCCCAAAGCATCTGCGATTTCGGAGTTGGTGCTTCCAGAATTGGCCATCGCTTTAATGCGATTGACACGAGCTTCAGACAACTGCGTCGATGCTCTTGGGGTTGCGCGCTCTCGGACGACATCGGGATCAGAGTAACGAAGAATCTCTTTCAAGGTTGTATCAGAGATCGCGCCAGCTTGGATTGCTTCCCATTCTCCATCGGAGATCGTAATGCGCGTTCCTTTTCCGCTTGCGCCAGTGGAAACGCGAGCGTCACTGATCGCCGCACGACGAATCTTAGAGATTTCGTCTTTGTCGGTGACATTGTTCGCCTGAACCTTGGCCTTTACCTGAGCATTGGCGATGCGCTGGGCCTCACGTTCCTTAGGGGCGTTAAGCTGCGCAGTCTTCAGTGCACTGGTCAGCCTTGCGACTTCAGGCGCATAGGTTTTTGCTGCACTGGCGTTCCGTACTAATGTCGGCGTATCCAGATACTCAAGTCTCGCCTTGTTGGCAAGCGCTTTCATACGATTGGCATAGTCGGCATAGGCATCTTCCTGAACAGTGCCGGAAGACAGCTTACGGACGTCATCGGTTGCCTCTAATAGTTTGATTTTGGTTGTGGCCTTGACCGTTTTACCAGTCTTAGGGTCTACATAGGTTCGACCAGACTCCTTATAGACGACTTCACCTGTCTCCCGGTCAATGCGCCCACTGCCCTGACGCTCCGGAACCTCGACGGTCTGCTTGCGCCTGGAGAGTAGGGTGGAGGCTCCGCCCACTTCCTTACCGGTTTCGGGGTCTGTGTAGCCCTGCCACCGTTTACGGAGGGTGGGGATGTCGTTTTCGACTTCGGACCGCTTATAGTCGAGCTTATGCTTGGCAGCGTCAATGACGACCATGCTATGCTTGACGGCCTTTGTAATCTCCTCCTGGGGGGCCCCTTTCAAGGTCATGTCGGTGATGAGGTTGGAAATCTTCCCCATCTCAATCTGGGTGCCAGCTTTAGATAGGAGCCGGACGCCAGTCTTGCCCTCGGTGGAATATTCTGTTTTTGGGTCAAAATCCTTCAACCCATCCAGGGCGGGGGTAGATTTTACAGAAACCTTTCCGCCGACAGGAATGACAACGACCTGGTCGCCATCAAAGTCCGCGCCGGACAGCCGTTCTGCCACCTTTGGATTGATGCCGACCGCATCCCTGATGTTCTTGCCGAGAACGGAAATGGCCGTCTGATTCTTGTTGTTGACCGTCAACTCCGGAATTTCAAAGGTTCCGCCATGGGGGTAGCGGATCAGCACAACTTTCTCACCGTTACGATAGTTGGGGGCATAGATTTCCGTTTCCTTCATCGCTGTGATAGGCAAGATGACCTGTGTGCTCTGCCGGGGGAGGGCGGCCGCTTTCAGATGGACAACGGCAGAATCGCATTCATCTGCAAAGTCCATAAGAAGCTTCCGCTTGATAGTCGGGTTGTTCAGAGAGCAAATCTCGGCGAATTCATCGGCCGCATCGGCATAGGTCAAATCCAACTGCTTCTGGATCAGCTTGATGGGCTGCTTGGATAGGAACTGGGAGGACAAGTTCTTACTCATCTTGTCCCAGTCACCCTCCTCCTTCAGCTTATTGATGGCCGACAAAGATTTTTTCTCGCCGGTAATCGGGTCTGTGTACTTGCCATTCGGGTCGGGGTAGTAGCTCTGACCGTTGGCCTTGATGAATGCGCCGAAAGGATTGTCGGGGTCGTCCTGAATCTTTTTGAATACATCCATCTTGGGCGTTCCGGAGTGCTTGTTCGTGTTAAACACGATGTCGCACCCCTCCGGCATGTCATCAGAATACATGGCCATGCCCTTGAGGTAATGCGTCCCATCCACAAGAATGCGTACCTGCGCATAGTGAGCGTTTCCCAGGTCGAGGTCTGCAACGCCACGACGAATTTCAATGACTCCGTCCTTGTTCGAGCCGCCCTCATCCCCATAGAGCACCTTGACTCGGCTTGAATCGATGCTTGCCGGATACTCGCGCTTATCCCAAGATGCGCCTCCATCCGAAGAGTGATAGTCGCCCACCGACTTGATGATGTCGAGGTTCTGGTAGGCATCTCTCTGCTCGATGTCGGGAACCGAAATAACCGGAGTGATTGTCCGCTTCTTGGGGTCGTTCACCTGAGGGACGCCAACGCCATATCGGTTATAGCCTTCCGTTTCCAGAATGAACAGAGCTTCCTGAAGAACTCCTTTCGAGACGCCAAGCTGCTGCTCTACGCCCTCGCCAACATCAAGAGCCCCTTTTACTGCCAGCTCTTTCTTCAATGCCTCGGCGGTAGCAAGGGCCTTGTTCTTGTTGCTGGCGGTGTTTTCATTGAGAAGCGCACGAACCGAGGAGTCGTTGTTGTACCCCATGATTTTGGCAATCTCATCGAGAGTCTTTCCTTCTTCACGAAGGGACTTGGCCCGTTCCGCCTGGAGAGCCCGTCGCTCATGCTTTGCCACCCGAACCTGCATACGAAGGTCAGTAGTGGACATCTTCAGTTCTTCGGCAATTTCTTTTTGGCTCTTTCCCATGGCTTCGAGTTCTTCCACTCTGGCCAGAAAGTCGCCGCCATGCTGATAGGGGTTTTCACCAGAACCCCAGGGGTAGCGCCCAGAGCGCCGCTTGACGCCATAGTGCATCAAAATATCTTCCGCGATGGGGTTCATGGCTTACTCCTCCTCTTTGATACTGTTGATGATTTTATCGAAGGTTATGATCCGGTCCATGATGGGGAAAATATCTTCGATCGTGGGCTGGTGACAAATGATTCCGTCATTCTGATAAATACGAAGCTCCATTTGAATCTCGTTCGGCTTGTAGTTATACTCCAAGCAAAAGAGCGCCGCATAAATCATCAGCTGTTCCATGTGTGTCGGACTTTCTCCAGTTTTCAAATCATGAATCCGGAGTATGTCGCCTCGAAATGAAATCGCGTCAGCGGTGCCGAAGCAGTTCGGGGAATAGTAGAGGATCTGTTCCGGCGTCATCTTGTAACCGATTGCATCGTTGACATACATGTTCAATGTCTTTTGCGACTTGGGTAGCCGCTGACCCAGCTTGATGCACTGGGCGGCAAAAGAGTGAAGGACTGTGCCGCGCTGGGCCGCACGATACTTGGCGTAGGCGTCGGCCACCTTCTCTTCCGTGTAGTTGATCCAGTGATAGGTGCTCGCGCCAAGAAAAGCATGTTGACCCTCAAGGTTGGAATGCTTTACAAAGTTCATCCAACACTTCCTCCTTGTTCTCCGGGGAGATGAATCTGGAGAACGACATCTCGTTCATCTTCCCAACGTAATATTCCTGGTTCGGCTGTCTCTTGGCTTTGTTAGATCTCTTGCATTCAAGGGAGGCCCATTTCTCGCCGTAAAGAATCAACAGGTCGGGAATGCCCTGGCGCTGGTCCATCTTAAATATCATGCAGCCAGGGAATCGTGCTTTCAGCGTGCTGATGAGCCGGTCTTGAAAACCGCTTTCCAGTCTTGCGCTTCGGGCCATCGAACGGCCTCCTTTCCGATAAAAGTGATAGAAAGAACAAGATATGCGCGACATATCTCTCTCCTCTCCATAAAAGAGTCTGTTTTTTTCGCGGAAAGAAAAACAGCCTTAAAAT